GAGCATCAAAATTATCTACTGTGTCTTTAATTACTTGTGATGCTTGGTCTCCATAACTATCTGAAGCACTAATATTTAATGTTCCTGATGCTTTAATAACTGAAAAACTTGAATTACCAATGTTTGCTAATGTTAATCCAGCAGGACTTCCAATAGCACTTCTTAATCCATCTCTAACTTGCTCTGTTGTTACAGACCCAGTAGTGGCTAAAGTGTGATTATAAGTAACTCCGTCTATTGTAATTGAATATTTAATTCCGTTAATTCCTTGAGTACAAGTATAAACAGCTTGTTGTATTTTAGCTGGACTAGTCGTTGCCGACATAGCTGTTGTAATATTTTTATTAAGAACAAAAGTATAATCAGCAATAGACGTACAAGAAAATTGAGTTCTTGGAGATGCTGAAGTTAAATATGCAGAAGCTCCTGTTTGCATAACAACTGATTTTTCTGTTCCTGTAGTGTCAAAAACTCTAATAGAACCATTAGTAATAATGACAATATATCGTTCTGTTAAATCTCTATTAATCGTATGAACATACGCATTAGTAAGAGCTGATGTTGAAATTTTTTTTATATGTGTAGTGTTAGGTCTTTTTTTTAAACCTTCTACAACACTAGAAAATCCATTTAGTTGAGATGTAAATTGTGACGATAATCTTAATACTTCAGGTTGCTGTGATACACCTTGCACCAAGTTAGGAATAGTTTTGCTAACTAGTGCCATTTTAATAAATTACGTTAGTTCTACTTACTGTGTATGCACCTAATTGATTATCAAATATTGTGTAATCTCCTGTTGATGCTTCAGCTTGTTTTAAAACAATTAATGCTCTTGCTTCATCTTCTTGAGAAAATTTATGAAGTGTAGTTGCTCCTAAAGTTCTATCGTGGAATACTCTAGCACTTCTAATAGTTATATATCTTTTAGCGGCTTCTGGTATGTCTGCAAAATCTAAAAGGTAAACTATTGTAACTTCATCAAAGTCTCTATCAAAAATATCTGTATTTTCTGCAAGATTATAAATGTAATTATTTCTTTGTACTATATCGTAAGATAATTTTGAAAATTTATTTGGGTCTAATTCAACTCTTAAAACATTACTAGCTAAAGGTATTTTGTTGCTACCATCTCTTGATAATGTTGCTTTGTAATGAGTATTAAAATGCCAACCTTGTGACTGAACTTCTCTATTAATTTCGTTTAAAACATTTCTAGCCATTGTTCCATCAACAGGTAAACTTCCAGTTAAAGAACTTAATGGAGCTTCACCCACTGTAGAAAGAATTGTATTAACAGCTTCTAATTCAGATGTACGAGTTGTAATTGTCATTTGAGAATATTTTTAAAGGGGGAGAAATTAATCTCCCCCAGTTTTTGACTTAATAATTAATTAAGCAGTCTTAATTGAAACAGCACTTTCAGGTCTTAAAATACCATGACCTAAAGCCATTCTTGATGTTAAAAGAGTTCCTAATCTTCTAGGGTCGTATGTACTTTCTAGAACTAGGTCTTTTAATTTAACTGTACCAACAGCAGAACTGTGGAATACAACTGCGGCAACTGTTGAGAAGTCTCCGATGTATGTATTGTTTTGTCCTGATGTAGAAGCCGCAGATTGGTCAGTGAATGAAGCTACAGCAGTATTAGATTTAATAACTGGTACTCCACCGATTGACACTACAGTTCCTTTTGCTCTATCACCTGCATTAGCAGAGAAGTCTCTAGAAATTAAACTATCTAGATTACATAACTGATAATATTGGTCAGGAGCAACTACGATATATCTTCCTTGAGAAGGTACATCTTTTTCATCTAATGATTGGATTGCATCAAAGATTGCAGTAACCAATGCAGAAGCAGAAGTTTTAGCAGTTGCAGAAGTAATTTGTAATCCTGCGTTGCCGCCTGTTATGTTTGCAGATGCTCTAGAAGCTAGAACAACTAAGTTAAGTAGATTTTTATCTACAGTTTTTGCTAATGCTTGTCCCATTTCTCTTGAGTAAACTGAACGAACATCATAATGATTTTTAAGTTCGTCTATTTCACCTAGAAATGCAGATGCTAATAGCATGTCATCTATATTGATAACTTTCTCGTTTTTGCTTACAGCAGAACCAAGAATTTCATTACCAATAGTGTGGTAACCTGAACTGATTGTTCCAGTTACAGGGAATTGTGCAGACTTTCCTGAAGTGATACTTCTTACTGAAGTCATTCCAAGCATTTGATTTTCACGTTCAAAAGCTGAAAGAACTTCACCAGAGAAAACTTTTAGAAAGAGTGCATTTGCGTCACCTGCGGCATTGATTTGCCCAAGACGTGACGGAGTTGCGTTTGACATTTATATGTCTCCTTTTTTGTTTGTTTGTTTGGTTTGTCTTTTTTGTTTCAGCTAATGTACTTTCCTATTCAGAGAGTTATCTGTCGTAACAGGCAATCCTTTTGAATTTTCATTAGGTCACCTCTCTAGTGAGAGATGGTGATTATTTTTTAGGTTTCTTTTTAAACTTATTACTTTTAATAATAACTTTTTTAAATCTAACTATTCTTTTTAAAGGCACTACTATTTTTTAAACACATCAAGTGTAGGTTTTAATCCGTAAATTGCACCAAAGATACCTACTATTAACCATTGATACCAAGTTGGAAATTTACCAAAGTAATCAAAGAATAAATCTAGTTTAGATTTTATTAAAGGGTCATCTGTAAATATTGCGTATGCTAAAACAATTATAGGAACGCAAACTATAACAAGAACAAATTCATCTTTCCAAGTTTTGTCTTGTTGGTCAGATACATCTCTTTGATATTCAATCTCACCTTTAGCCATACGTTCATAATATTTACGTTCAGCTTCAGATTCTAAAAACTCAGATTGTTTATGGTTTTTATAAATTTCTGCACCAGTTTTAAGTACAGTAGGTATAACACTCCACCACATTATTTTTTACTCCTGTTAGCTGACTTAGACATAATTCTTAAATTACCTCTTGAATTATTTCTTGGGTTACCATCTTTATGGTCAATATCTTTACCATTAATTTTAGCACCCAATTTTTTCTTCATAAGTCTTCTAGCTAAATTTCTTGAAGCTCTGTTTTTGAACTTCTAGCTATTTTATCAGTTACTTCTTTTCTATATGCTGGGTCTTTTTCGTATCTTGGGTCATTCATAGCTTGTGTTACTTGAGCTATAGATTGAAAAGCATCTACAGAAATAAAATCACTATCGCCTTGAAATAAGTCTTGTTGTTTTGGAGATGATTGTTTCATTCCAGCAGTTGCCATTAATCCTCTAACAGCAAATTTCATTGCTTGTAGTGAACCATTAGAAACTACATCATTAAAACTTTCAACTTCTTCATTTGATAAATTTTTAGAAGCCCAATCTATAAGTTGGTTATATTGTTCTTGAGAACCTACTTCGTTGTAAATTTGTTTTTGGTAGTTGTCAGAAATTGCTTTTTGACCTTCAATGTAACCATCTACTAAATTTTTATCTAAACCTAATTTAGCAAGTTCAGCATAAGAGTTTTCAGATAAAACACCTGTATCAGCATACTCTTGATTATATTTATCTAAAGTAAATCCTTCAGTTTTAACTTCTTCAGATTTATTTTTAGGAGCTTCTTGTTTTACTTCTTTAGTATTAGATGAAAATTTCTTTTCTAATTCAGAATATGCTTTAGCTAATTCTTCAGCATTTTTAAATTTTTCAGGAAGCCATTCAGGTTTTTGTTCTGTGCTTTCAGTTAATGATTTAGGTTGAGATATAACTGTATTAGTTCCTGAATTTGCAGAAATAACTTCTGCTCCTACATTAACTCCTGCTTTAGTTAAATCTTGTGCTGATTGTTCTAAAGTTACATTTTTATTATCTGCTACTACTTCTACTCTTTGAGTATTCATATTATATCCTATTGTTGATTAGTTACTTGTTTAACTGCATCAATCATACCTTGCGGATTTTCGGCATTAGCTTTACCAAGCTCAATGGCTACTCTAGGGTCTGCAAGAGATTGTTGTGCAAATTGTTGCACTTGCATTTGTTGTTGTTCTTGTTGTATTTGTTCAGTGGATTTAATTAATCCTGCTGTATCAACCCCATTTGCTACTGCAAATTTCTTAATCGCATCTTCT